GGATACTTGACTGGGAACACGCCCTAGTCGTGGCATAAGGAGAAAATATGAGCAATCCGACAACACCATTCAGTTGGCAAATGCCGACGGCGACTGATTTGGTCACTGATTTGCCGGCAGACTTTGAGGTCTTTGGTCAAGCTGTTGCAACATCAATGGCTGACTTGCTGGGTGGCACGACTGGTCAGATTCTTGCAAAGAATTCAGCAACCGACATGGATTTTATCTGGACAACAGCAAATCCCGGTGACATTACAGGTGTGACTGCTGGCACTGGTATTTCCGGCGGTGGCACATCAGGCGATGTAACAGTAACAAACTCAATGGCAACAGCTATGACGACAAAAGGTGATTTAGTACCAGCAACAGGATCAGGAGCATTCGCCAGACTCGGGGTGGGGGCAAATGACACAATTCTCACTGCTGATTCAACTGCTGCCACTGGAATGAAATGGGCGACACCTTCGACGGGCGGCGGCATGACGTTGCTTAGCACTACTGCACTTTCATCAACTACAACAAGCATCACAGGCATCTCTGCAAGTTATGTCAATCTTTACATAGTCGTGCTTGGTGCTAACAAAGCTGGAGCAATTAGATTGAACGGATCATCATCATTATTCTCAGGCGTTCAAACTTGGGTGCTCAATACAACAATAACAAATACAGGAATCAGTTCTGGAGAATTAAGAATCAACGCTGGTGATGGATTAAGTGGAAGCAATGTTGGTGTTGCTGCAATTACGGTTGGAAATTATGCCAATACAAGTTATTGGAAGCCAGTAACTCAATGGGGCGGTTTTACAGGCACTTCCTACAATGCGCCATTATCTTTTATCGGATTTCAACGCACAATAAGTGCCATTAGTTCGGTCGATATTGTTTCTGATGGCGGCAGTTTCACAGCAGGTTCAGTTCTAATTTACGGAGTGAAATAATGACTAATCCAATGATAAGAATCCACAACACAGAAACTAATGAAGTCATTGATCGCGAAATGACGGATGCGGAATATGCCGACTACGAAGCAGGCAAAATTGTTCAAGCAGAACAAAAAGCTGCTGAAGAAAAAGCAGCAACCGACAAGGCAGATGCATTATCCAAATTGGCTGCATTGGGTCTAACTGCCGATGATTTGAAGGCACTTGGTCTTTAATGATTCAAAGTCATAACGGATGGCCAGCATCAAAAGATGCGGCTGAAATCCATATCATCAGCGTTCCAATCGAGGGAACAAAAATCAAGGTGCGATGCGCGAAAGCCGTTGCACCATTGATTGCTGGATTCTGCAAAGAATTTCATGAGCTGATTGAGCCGATTGATGAAGGCAAGCTCGATGATTGGGGTTATGCATTCCGCATGGTACGAGGCTCGACTGACAACTTGAGCAATCACAGCTCCGGCACTGCCATCGATCTAAACGCAACGCAACATCCACTGGGCAAATCTGGCACGTTCCCAGCTGAGAAGGTTCCAATGATTAGAGCTTTGGCTAAGAAGTACGGCCTCAAATGGGGTGGAGATTATCGAAACCGAAAAGATGAGATGCACTTCGAAATCGAATTGAGTGAAGCGAAAGTCGCGGCACTCATCGGGAGCTTGAACAAAGGAGACAACTAATGGATCAAGCAAAAGCAATGCTGGCATCATGGGCAAGAAGCTCAGTCGCCGGCGCGTTGGCCGTCTATATGACTGGCAATACCAATCCAAAGGATTTGGCCTTGGGTTTAGTGGCTGGACTTGTTCCGGTACTTGCTCGCTGGGCTAACCCAAACGATGTGGCATTCGGTAACAAAAAGTGATTCGAAAACTGCTCGCAGCAGTGTTGATTTGTTTAGGCTTATCAACGCTGTCTGCGTGTGGTTATCAAGGATGGACACGATATGAATGCCAAGAATTCGAGAACTGGGAAAAGCCGCAATGCCAAAAGCCGCAATGCATCCCATTGGGAAACTGCACTAGCGATGTCATTGGAACATTACCGCCATCGGCCACAACGTCGCCGTAGTCCAGAAGAAGTCCATGCCCAGCTTATTCTTATCATTGGCACAACTCTTGCGATGGTCTTTCTCATCGTCACAATTGGCATCACTTACGCTTTAATCTTTGTCACTCAGCCAATTTCAGCTCAAGCTCCGAACGATGCAGCTTTCATTGACTTACTCAAAACACTGGCAATTTTCTTAACTGGTTCGTTGGGTGGCGTCTTGGCGGGAAATGGACTTAAGAGCAAGCAAAAAGCCATCAACGACACGCCACAATCCACGCGGGAATCTTGAATTTGTCAGATAAGCGTGTCACTCTCTATTTCGGGAGCTGAACAGCTCTCAGAATCGGGAGCAAGAAATGACAACAAGTGAAGTCGGATTGTTCGTAATCATGGCCATTGCATGCATTCTCTGGGCAATTTGCAGTTATTCAGTTGGATACAGAGAAGGCCATAAAGACGGCTACCAGCGCGGCAAAGCCGTCGGCCGTCACGCATCATCTCAGGCGGTGCGCTAATGGGATTCCTAGATAATTACGAGGCCGCACGTGCCAGAACAGATCGTTGGATTGCCACATATCCAACCGGACGCATCACAACAGAAATCATGGAGTTTAGTGCGGATAAGGGTTACGTCTTAGTTAAGGCGACCGGTTATCGTAATGCAGATGATTTATATCCAGCCGGCGTTGATTTCGCTTATGGTTATCAAGGCGCATACGTTCAGAATATGAAACGCTGGTTCGTCGAAGATACAGTCACTAGCGCAATTCTTAGAGTTATGCAGCTCATCATGGGCGGTGCAGAGCGAACAGTGCGCGAGACGATGGAGCAGATTGAGAAGCTACCAGCCAAGGTTGCTAACACTGAGCCGGATTACTGGAACACCAAATTTGGTGACGTGCCATCCTTTAAGACACGTGAAGAAGCTGAGTCAGCAGGCATCCCAACAGCTGCCCAAGCCATTCAAGAAGTCACGGCTCAGCTTGGTGGCGAAATGCTGGCAGAGGCTCCACAGTGCGGGCATGGCCATCGAGTGTGGCGCGAAGGTGTCTCAGCTAAGACTGGCAAAGCATGGGGCAATTACAGTTGCGTTGAACGCAAGCCAAAGCAATGCGACCCAGTGTGGTACGTATTCACATCTCGAGGAAAATGGGAGCCACAAGTATGACAAAGAGCCGATTGGTTAAGATTCTTGTCATTACCGAATGCATCCTTGTCGTGATTCTGATTGTGATGGCGACTCAATGAGCGGGCCAATCGAGATAATTAATCCAAGGACTATGAGTTGCACACTCATGGAAGATGGCGAAATCATTGCAACCTACAAAGTCGAGCAATGTGACAAATGCTCCAGGCTGGTTAAATTTGATGAATTCGGTTATCAAAAAGGATTTGGTAACGAAAAGATAATTTGGTTCTGCGCGGAGTGCCGATGATTATGGTGCGCTTATCGCGTGAAGATGAAATCATTGCGCATTCAGCTGGGCTTGCCAGAGAATCACGCTATGGCTCTAATCCCAAATTTCAAGGAAACAAAGGCAACTTTCACAATGCCGTTGTCATTCACTCAGAAGCTGTTGGAGCTGAAATGGCAGTGGCCAGATACTTTGGCGTTGAGGACTTTGTGCCGACAGTCAATACATTCAAGAATGAACCGGATGTCTATTGGAACGGCGTGGCAATTGAAGTCAAACAAACGCCACACAAACGCGGCCATTTAATCATTAGCGAAGATGATCGTGATACTGATATCGCTGTTCTGGTCGTAGGCGAATCACCGACCTATTACGTGATGGGCTGGATACCGGTGGGCGTTGCAAAGCGTCCAAGGTTCCAATCAGCTCAAGGCGGTTACTGGGTCAGCCAAATCAATCTGCAACCCATTGAGACGTTAAGGAAATCCATCCATGCCAATTCTTGAATTTGATTGCTCAATCTGCGCAAAGCTTTACGGCAAAGCAAAGCAACGTCATGGCATCCGAAAGACGGCGGAGTTATCGCTTCATGAGTGGTTCGCTACTTGTCTAGGATGTGGAGCATTAGGCATCAAGCTGGTGGATGATGCAAAGGTTGAAGGTCTGAGCCTATGAATAGTTATCCACAGAAGTTATCCACAGGTGTGCAAAGCCTGTGGGCGACACGCAGGTCACACGCTGGAGTTATGCACTTACTCGCCAGTAACTTGACACATGCATTAGCATCACAACTCGCTGGCGAGCCGCTGAAGCGGATAGCTCGCATGCGAAGTTTGGTGCTATTGGGAGTGCTATGTGTTGTGGGTACAACACCAGCGGAAGCAGTGACAGAGATAGATAATTTGAAGCTCTATGCTCATTCAAGAATCATTAACTATAAGCAGTTTCAATGCTTTAATCAGTTGATAACAAGAGAATCTAATTGGCGTATTGATGCAATCAATGGATCACACTATGGACTAGGACAGATGAGAAATCCCAAGTATCGAGAGCTTGATGGGTATCGCCAAATTGATTGGACGCTTCGCTATATCAAGGCAAGATATTCTGGCTCTAGCTGCAATGCATACCGGCACTGGCAGAAGAAGGGATGGCACTG